CGGGCAGCGTGATCCTCACGCCTTCCGATCCGGCTTCGCCCACCGGCGGGTTCTCTGCCGAGCGCGGCCCGGCGAAGAGATGGGCCGCGAACCACACGTCATCTGCCACCGCGACGGTCGCGACCAGCTTCACCCACCGCTTGCTCGTGTGCTTCAGCGTGTAGGTCCCGAAGTAGGTCGCATGGTCGTTGGCGTCCGTCACCTGCTGGAACGCCGCCCCAGGGACGTCGGTATAGGTTCCAGCCGACTCGTCCGACTCCTGGATCTTCACGTCGAGCGTCGCGGTAGCAGGACAGGCCCCCACCGCCAGGTACGCCACCATGCCGCTCTGGTCGGTGGTGTCGAGTGCGGCGCCCGAGTGCTCGCCGATGGCGTACGCGTCCGGCTTCAGGACACTGCCGATGAGACCGCTCACGTTGCCCATCGAATCCCCCTAGACGTCGAACGCCGGCGTGTCGTAGAGCGCGGAGGAGTACGCCTTCCGCAGCAGGACCATGACGCCTCCCGCGACCGGCTGCGTCGCCTGCACCGAGTTGATGCGGATGTACTGCTCGCGCCCGGCCTCGAGTTTGATCCGTCCGACCTTCAGCGTGTTCTGGATGGCGTTCGTGAACTGCGCGAAGACCGCACTGGCGATGTCCGTGGGCGAAGCGAACCCGGAGGCCGTGTCCTCCTGGACCTTGACGTCCCAGGTGCCGCCCGCCGTGATGGCCCCGGCCACCGCGACGATGACCGCCTCGTCGAAGCCGGCCGTATCGATGGCCGCCCCGTTCTGCGTCCCGGACAGCGCCCCGGCGTTGAGACCGATGACCCACTTCCCGTTCGTCTGCTGCTCCATCTCTGCCTCCGAAGATGAGGGCGGCGCTGAGGACGCCGCCCCCCAGAGTTACCGCAGGACTACGCCGTCACCTGGATCGCCGTCGCCTTCGTGAACTTCGCCGGCACCCAGACCAGGATCCCCGTCCGCGACATGACCCGCAGGCGGATCTGCGCGTTCGCCATGTTCGTGTACGGATCCAGCATGAAGCTCATGCCGCTCCGGTACCCGAACACGATCCCACGCGGATCGCCGTGGTAGGCCGTGGTCTCGTTCGTGCCGCCGCCACGGTTCCGCAGGATGGCGGTGGTCAGGAACACCGGCTGGCCCCAGATGTTCGTCGGCCGCCCGTTCCCCTGCTGCGCCACGCCGAACACCACCGGGAACCACGGGTTGCCGGACGTCACGGCGAGGCCGAGCGCGTCGCGCATCACCCACGGATGCGCGAAGATGACCCCGTTGTTCAGCGTCGAGGCCTGCTCCCCGCCGTAGAGCAGCTTGCGGAGCGCCGCCTCGGTGAGTGCACCCGAGACCGCCGTCGAGTTGACCCCCGCCGCCGCGAACAGCCCGGTGAAGTTCGAGCCCGTCCCGTCACCTTCGAGCGACTGCGCGTCGTAGGTCCGGCCGATCATCTCGGCCAGGTGCGTGAACAGGAAGTCCATCAGGTTGATGGCCGCGTCCCCGACGAGCTCCTCGGACATGGTCACGATGCCGATGAACTTCTTCGCCGTCAGCGTCCCCTGGCCGAACGGAGTCGCCGGCGCCGCGTCACCAGCGGCCGTCTCCTCCGCGACGATGGCCACGGTGAAGTCGTTCGCCTGCGTCGGCAGCTGGTGCGTCTTCGTCGTCATCTGGATGATGGATGGCCCGGCCTGCTGCACGACCGAGTTGTCCTTGATGACCCGCCCCAGGTCCGCCTCGGTCACCGTCGGGATCAGGAACCCGCCCTCCGCGTTCGTGTCCTCCTGCAGCGCCGCACGCTGGTACCCGCCGAGCGCCTCGGCCAGCTTGTCCGCCTTCTCCGCGAACTTGTGCGCCTCCTGGTACTTCGACTCCTGGTGTAGCCGGAACTGCTTGATCCGGCACATGAACCACGCGGCCGATCCCACCAGCCGGACGGGATCCTTCTCGGCCAGCTTGGCCAGATGATCGTTGGCCCACTGGTGCGTCTCGACGAGCGCGATCTGCCCGCGCAGGTGATCCGGCAGCAGGTTGCGGAGCGCGTCCGTCTCGCCGAGGCCCGACGCCCCACCGAAGCGGGTCGCGGACGCCTTGCGCTCGACTTTCCCGATCCACTCCTCCTGCAGCTGCAGCGCGGTCTCCGCCTTCTGGATCTTCTCCTCGGCCGCGGTCAGCTTCTCGTCCAGCACTTCGACCTTGCCCATCAGCAGCTTGTTGCGCGCCTCGAACGCCGACTCGCTCGCCTCCTGCTGCGCCAGCATCTTCTCGACGTTGTCCGCGATCTTCTGTGCCATTGCCTGGTCCATCAGACTTACCTCGTGGCCGCGAGTAGCCGTGCGGCCGTGGTCAGGTAGAGCAGGTGTTCCATTCCAGCAAGCGCCTCGTCCCGGACGGGTTCCGGCGCCGATGTGAGTGCGACTGCGTTCGGGTTCGCCGGCACGGCCACCCAGGAGACCTCGAGCAGCTCCTGCCGGATGAAGTCGATCCCCGTGAACTTCTCGTCCTCGTACCGGAACTTATGCTCGAGCGATCGGAAGCCGACCGACACCGTGCGGATGGCGCCGGCCTCGACCATGCCGAGCACCATGTCCGCCAGGGGATTCAGCCCGGCCGGCAGGAAGCGCGAGCGCACGATGAGCAGCCCGTTCTCGACCCGCTCGCCCGTCGACTGCCCGGTGACGTGGTCGACGCGGTAGCTGTGGTCCGCCAGGAAGATCGGGTTCTTCCGGTAATTCCCGAGCTCCCACCCGTCCGGGTTGATGGTGTCGCCGTAGCGGTCCTTCGTCCCGTCGCTCGCCACTACCTCGACCTCGCGAGCGTCGACGTCGAGCGCCCGGATCTCGGCGCGGAAGGTCTTCTCGACCTGCTCGACCTCACGCCCGTCTGCCAGCGCTCGCCGCACGATCCGCCCCGCCTTCCGCAGCTGCTCCAGTTGATACATGGGCTACTCCAGCACCGCCACCGCGGCACACCGGCAGTTGACCACCTCGCCCGCATCGTTGCTGTTCGCCTGCAGGGGATAGAGCAGGCCGTTCGAGAACTCTTCGCCGATCACCTGGATTTCCCCGTCCATGTCCTCGTGGCTCTCGCGCACCGCGTCGTCGCCAGCGGTCAGCCACTGGTGCCGCTTCACGCCCTCGCCCTGCATCTCGATGAAGCGCCCGCCCGCGAAGCTTTGCCCGACCTCGGTGCGGGCAATGGCGAGCGACCGCGCCCGCTCGACGTTGAACGCCTCACGCACGCGATCCTTGATGGCCTGGATGTCCTCGCGCTCCGCGATGCCCGCCGCGATGGCTCGCCGCACCCGCTCATGGACCACGCCGACGATCTGATGCTCGACCTTGATCTTGAAAGTCTTGACCTTCAGGAACGCCTGCGCCTCGGCCGCGTCCATGTCGAACGTCCCGTCGATCGAGAGCTCGTCGATGACGCTTTTTCCCCCGATCTTCAGCCCCTGCTTCCACGACGGCATGCTGGTCTGCACCAGGTCGCCGGCGGCCGCGTCCAGGTCGAACATCACCGTTTCTGGATCTTCGAGCGCTCGAACGGAGACGCTGCGGATCCCCCCCGCGGCAGCGGCCGCAGAGGCCGCCGTGCCTGAGACTGCGTCGAGCGCCGCAAGCGTCTCCGTCCGAAGCCCGTATAGCCACGACTGGTAGCGCAGCCGATACGCGCGCGCCGTCCCCTCCCAGAGCGCCTCAAGCGAGCGAATGAAGGCGAGCCGCCGCTTCGAGCCACGTAGGTGGAACGGGACCACGCCCTTCGCCGCATCGGCAGTCTCGTCCTCTGCAGGGACGGGCAGCAACGCAGGTTCCGGCACCGTCTGGCTCGCGACCTCGCCCGCCGGCATCAGGTTGAACGGCAGGAAGCCCTCATCGAGCCACGGCTTGCCGGCTGTGTCGACCTCGAGGCCGAGCATCTTCGCGGCCTCCGAGAAGGGCACGCCCATGCTGAATAGTTCCTTCACCGACTTGATGGCGTCATGCACGTCCTCTGGAATCGCCTCCGCGACCTTCTGCTTCTTCTCCCACCCGAACGTAAGCCCGCCCCAGAAGCGGTCGACGATGTCCTGCTGGATCGCCGTGCCAAGGAATTGAAGCTTCGGGAACACCGTCTCGTAGAGCATGATCCGCTTCTGGTCCCTGACCGCGAAGTTCGCCTGAAACACGCCCCGGTAGATCGGCGGCACCCCGTACACCGCGCCGACCTGGTCGCCCTCGTACTTCATCGTCTCGAGCCAGTCCATCTCCTTCTGCGTCGGGCTCACCGTCTCGAGCTTTCCACCCCGGAACAGGAACGGCACCTTGCCTGCATTCTTGTAGCCCAGGTACTCGTTCCTGAACTGCTGCTTCAGTGTCTCGATCTGGTCCGGCGTCAGCTGCACCTCGTTCGGGAAGTTGACGTAGAACGGCGGCAGCCCGCCGCTGGCGAAGAAGTTCGCCTGCCAGCGACGCGCCTTGTAGAGCGTGTTCACCGAGAGCATCGCAGCGGACAGCGGCGCCAGCCCGCGGATCGGATTGTTCGGGTTCGGGTAGCCCAGGTGAAACACCTGCTCAATCGAGAGTGTCTTCGGCGGGCGGTTCGCCGGCTGCCACTTCCAAGCCACCAGGCGCTCGTCCTTGACCTCCTCCT